GGATTAACACCATTACAATAAAAAAAATAAAAGAATGAGTATAGTACTTAGAACAAACAAAGGATCAGCTTTGACTTATGATGAGATGGATAGAAATCAATCTCAATTTTTCTATTCAAGCTCTAAGTCCCCGGATGGTCTCAAACTGAGACTACACTACACTGGAAGTGATAACTTAGATACAACAGAAGACTACGGACCAACAAGGTACCATGAAGTATCCTTTCCCTTATTTGAATCAGAAATACCCGACTCCAATGTAGCAGGAGATAATACCCAGATACAGTTTAATGATAACGGGAATTTCGGAGCTGACTCTGTATTTGTGTTTACTGATAATAACCATTCCGTAGGTATTGGGACAAATACACCCCTAAAGCGGTTAGACATAGTAGGAGATGGAGCAAGAGGAGGAAATATAGCACTAAGAGGTAGTGTGAATCACGAAGGAGAAATACAATCACTTGCAGGTATTGAATTTTATAATGGAAACACAGACGCAACTCTCTTAGGAAAAGTAGGTAGGTTAGAGTATATCGATAGCGATTTTGCAGATGATATATTTATACATTCAGGTGATCATAATATCAGCTCTGGATTTGTTCCAGAACCAAACGATCCAAGATCTGTTCATATATCCTTAGGAAGAACAACTCTAAGTACAACCCCAGCAAACCGCATTGGAGCGACATTTAAAAGAATAGGTAGCAGTCCTTATATAACCGTAGGAATAAACAATACAGATTCTATATTAAATTTATCAGTAGTAGGAAATAACGGTATAGGAATATCCCATACTAACACAGCTACCAACGATCATTCGAGACTTAAATCGATAAAATCAAATAACTCATACTTCCTGCAGGAAACGGCACTGGGACTAAGAAAATTGCTACCACATCAATCAATTGCTGAAGGGTTGGAAATTAGCTCTCCAAATACAAGCAATGGAGGTAATGTACTAATGGTAATAAACACCGATTCAGAAGCTAAAGAAGGATTCAATATAATTACAACCCAAAACTCTTCTGCACCTAATGCAACAGTGCTAGCTACCTTTCAAGCATCCGGTAAGGTAGGTATAGGTACTAATTTTCCTGCACATACAGGATTAACAATACAGGAACAGCTTTCTATTAAAAGTTTAACAGAATCTGACCCTCTTACAGAAATTAGTAGAACACTAGTTGCAGATTCAACCGGATTAGTTAAAGAAGTTGTTGCAGCACCAGTACCAAAAGGAGGTATTATAATGTGGTCAGGAGCTACGAATGCTATACCAGAAGGATGGAGACTTTGTAAAAATGGAGTAGGAGAGGTAAATGGTGTAACTGTACCTAATTTATCTAATAAATTTATAATAGCATCTAGTAATTCTACTGGAGCACCAACTACAACAATAGAAGGTCTGGGTACAGGCGCAACCTCTACAGGGGGCAGTACATCTTACACACCAGAGGGGACTCTTACTTTAGAAAAACTGTTACAAACAGATATAGCACCTCACCATCACTTTTTCCTTGCTGACGATAGGCTATATAGTAACCTTAATACCAGTTACCCAAACGATACTGATGCAGTCGGAGGACCTGGTTCATCTGCTGGTAACACAGCAACCGGAGTACGTACAATAGGTGGGTACGATGCAACTAGTGATTATACTGGAAATAGGAGAGTGTATGCCACAAGTAAAAACTCACGCTATGCAACTATTGGTAACACAACAACTGTAATGCAAACCGCTACTCAAACAAGACCTACCGGAGCATTTACAGGAATAGCCGCATCAAAAGCAATAATACCACCATTCTATGCTTTAGCATATATAATCTATGTGGGAGTGTAATAAGAATATAAAAGATATTTATAATAAAAATATATAATGGCAATACCGGGATTAACATATAGAATAGAAAAAGAAAGTTCTTTGACCCATCTTGAGATGGATAATAATTTTAGATCAGTTATCTATTCTGGTTCTATTCACGATAGTGGAACTACCCTCCACTTGCATTACGATACTGCTGTAGAAGATAAAATCATAATACCCTTAGGAGCAGCATCAGCAGGATTTACTATACTAAATAATACAAACGATAATGTGTTGACTGCAACAGGTCAAACAGCAACTCTACAAGGAGAATCGGGATTAAAATTTAGTACTGCAAGTAATTTATTAACAGTAGTAGGAAGAGTATCAATTACAGATACATTCAACAATGTAATATTAGGACAAAGTGCTGGGGATAACTTGACTAGTGGAGATGGAATTAAAAACGTACTATTAGGTATATCTGCAGGAACTATATTAGATGGAGACAGTAACGTAGCAGCAGGTTACAGATCCCTATACAGTGCAGACGGGGTTAATAAAACAGTAGCAATAGGGGGACTATCATTAAGCACCCTAGGTTCAGGAGAATACAATGTTGCATTAGGTGGATTAGCAGGAGCTACATTGACCGCAGGAAGTGGAAACTTATTCCTAGGGTACGGTGCAGGGCCAGTAAGTACCTATACAGACAGTAATAAGTTATATATTAATAACCAAGCTAGTAACACACCTTTAATATACGGTGATTTTAATACAGGACAAGTAACTTTCAATTCACAGGTATCTGCTTCTATATTCAGCGGTTCATTCTACGGAGATGGAAGCAATCTTACAGGCATAACAGCAACATCTGAATGGGACGGAACAAGAGATGGAGATGGTGAAATAACCGGTTCTTTCATAGTATCAGGTTCAAACGTAATAGTAGACTTTACAAACACATTAGCTATATCAGGTTCAATATTCTCTGGGTCGTTCGTAGGAGATGGATCTGGACTAACAGGCATAACAGCAACCTCTTTTCCTTATACCGGTTCTGCTGGAATAAAAGGAGATTTAAAAGTAGACGGTCCTGGAGAAATAACAGGTTCATTTACTGTTAGCGGTTCAAATCCAACTATAAACCTGAAAGGGGAGACCTATATAGACGAAAATATACATATAAGAAATATAGCCCAACATGCTTTCGGTATAGGAGAGAAGGCATTTCATAGCAGTACAGCAACAGAAGGAGTTGCTATAGGATTTGAATCTGGAATTAATGCAAAAAACAATTCTACACTACTTGGAAACTATACAGGATTTAACGCCGGTATTGGCTCTACATTTATAGGACATGCATCAGGAACAACTATATCAGGTAAATACAACACAGCATTAGGAGCAAATGCACTCCAAGGCCAAAACGGAAAAGGAGCAAAAAACACAGCATTAGGAGCTTCTGCAGGTTCAGGTATTAGAAGTGGAGAAGAAAACGTAGCAATAGGGTACCAGGCACTATATAGCAGCCAAGACGGTGTAAAGAACGTAGCAGTTGGATCAGAAGCACTATTCTACCTAAACGGAAAAGAACAACATAATACCGCAATAGGAAGCTACGCAGGTGAACTTGCACAAGGAAGTAATAACGTATTTATTGGTTACAAAGCAGGCCCACAAAGTACCGGTCCGGTTAGTGTCAATAATAAACTTTATATTCATAACGCCCAATCCAACAGTCCATTAATAGAAGGAGACTTCCAAGCAGGAAGTGTCAAAATAAACTCAGAAGTAACAGCCTCTAAGTTCTTAGGAACTTACTATGGAGACGGTTCGAACCTATCTGGGCTAGAATGGGATGGAACACATAACGGAGATGCAGAAATAACAGGTTCACTTATAGTATCTGGTACAGCCGCTATAGTAGACCTTACGGATACCTTAGCAATATCAGGATCTAATTTCTCCGGAAGCTTTGCAGGTGACGGAAGTAACTTAACAGGAGTATCCTCCGAATGGGATGGATCACATAATGGAAACGCTGAGATAACAGGTTCACTTATAGTATCAGGAGCATTAGATGTATCCGATACAGTAACGATATCCTCAACAGGATACCCCGGAGGACCAGGAGTAGAGTTAATACATGTTAGTAAAACAAATATTACAGGAAATAACACAGTTATAACATTAGATACTACATCAACCGGCTATACAGGATTTACAGCTCAATACTCGCTAATAACTAGTGCTACAAACAATAGTAGAACAGGATACCTTCAAGGTGCTTGGGATACCACAACAACAACACAGCTTAACGAAAGACATACAGCAGCATTTAGCACAATAAATGAGATAGACTTTACATTAACTAAAACAGCTACTGTAGCAACATTAGCTCTTACTTCAAACGGACTAACCTCCCATGATTTAAACATACTAATAACAGCATTTAAGAAACAAGTATAAATAAAGTAGAAAATGGCTAACGAACATATTTTTAAAAGTAATGTAATAATTACCGGTAGTATAGAAGCATCTTCAGGCTTTGTAGGTGATGGAACAGGATTAACAGGAATTACATCCACTACAGTATGGGATGGAAATCTAAACGGATCTGCAAATATTACAGGATCTCTAACTATATCTAGTTCTACTGCCGTAGTAGACTTTACAGACACATTAGCAATATCAGGTTCAAACTTCTCGGGATCCTTTGCAGGACTAGGTTCAGGTCTAACTAATTTAAATATAAATAATGTAACTGCAACTGGAGTAAACCTAACAGGGACATTCTCAGGGAACGGATCAGCATTAACAGGATTAGAGACTTTTCCGTACTACGGTGATGCAAAAATAACAGGATCACTTGTTGTTTCTGGCTCTGTAGTTGACTTTACAGACACATTAGCAATATCAGGCTCTATCTTCTCAGGTTCATTTGTAGGAGATGGAACAGGGCTATCAGGACTAACAGCATCACCTGCTGGAACAAACACGCAAATTCAATTCAACTCTAATGGAGTAACTGGAGCTTCATCAGCATTACTGTTTTCAAACAACCTTTTAAACGTCTCTTCATCAATACAGGTGTATGAACTCGGTAACGGAGCACTTAGATTATCTCAAGACAGTTTTAATATATCACTACTACAAGCAAGAGGAGATGTTGGTACAAATATGGGTACTTTCCTATTTCAAGGTAGAAATCCTTTTGGGACAACTAGTGACTATTTAACACTGAGTAGTGCAGTAGTGGACGCACAAACAGCTTTAATAAAAGGCGGACGACTATCAGTAGGCGGGTCTCCAGCAACAACCCCAACTACAGCACAGGGTAACTTATTTGTAAAAAGAAGTACTTCATCATCTGGTGCTTCTGGAGATACAGTAGCAACTTTTATAAATTCCGATGCAGGCGCATACGGCGGCGGTGGATTTATAGATATAATAGGGAATTCAAATGATTACGCATCAGGAGGGATAAGAGTACTAAACGGAACAAGTGTTGATGGAGAAATATACTACGCAGCAGGCTCTAGATCAATAATTTTAGAAGCTAACAAACGAACAGGAAGTAGTTCGGGAGGCTTACAGTATAAGTGGCAAGGTTCAACTAAATTCCTAATAAATGCAGCAGGCGATGTCGGTATAGGGACTACTACTCCTCAAGCTAAGTTAGATGTAACCTCGACTACAGATGGAGTTTTACTTCCAAGACTTACACATGCGCAGATGTACGGTATATCATCTCCTCCAGCAGGACTAATGGTTTACAACACTACATTCAATAAGTTATGTGTATACAACGGCACAAACTGGCAATCACTTGATGCAACAACTATACCATTTTTACAATAGACATAGTTGCTATTCGTTAATTTATTTCTTATATTTAATTAACTAAAATTTACAACAAATGACTGATCCAACTTGGAATTATAAAGGATTACCTGTCCTCGGTATAAAAAATATGCCTGAAGGAACTTATGGATTTATATACGAAGTTACACATATACCAACAGGTAAAAAATATATAGGAAAAAAAGTGCTCTATTTTGAAAGAAATAAAAAATTAGGTAAAAGAGAATTAGCAGCTCTAAGAGAAGAACGAAAAGCTAAAGGAATTGGCGGTAGAGTTCCGGCTAAAAAGAAGGTTATTAAAGAATCAGATTGGCAAACATACTATGGCTCTCAAAAAGAAATACTGGAATTAGTAAGGAACGGAGAAGTCAGACAATTCAAGAGAGATATAATCAAGTATGTTAAGAATAAGAAGCAATTAACTTACTTTGAAACAAAACACCTATTTATTAAAGATGTATTAGAAACTCGTAACAACTATATAAACGACAATATCCTCGGTAAATTTTATAGAAAAGACTTTTCAGATGATAAAAATTAAAGACTTAGTAGGACTACCCACTCTACAGTACCACTTAGACAATGATCTCTCATTACATGAGAATGTCTACCGTTACTCTAGCGATAAGTTTATACAACTATTTAGAGAAGCAAGAGACTCTTGGAGAGACGGGTATATTCAACTCAATGAAGCAGATACTCAACTGCTAGAAGATACAGATATTGGCTTATACGGCCAATACGAAGGACAAAAGGTACCTTTAGATCTACCAATGGAGGAAGGTTCATATGAAGAAGGTGGGGAAGATGATAGAAAACATGCCCTTTTAGGAGTAGCACCTAGAAACTATGAAGATATGATTGATAAGTTGCAAGACATGAATATCAACCATAACCGCCAATCAGATACAGTAATAAAAGTATATACAGATAGAATGTCAGATAAAGTACTTTATAATATAACTCATGATGTTTGGGTAGATAAGTTTATTCTTAACGAAGCAGAGTACCAAGGTAAGGAAGTACCGCTTAATAAACCTAAACGAGGAGGTTCTAAAAAATTCTACGTTTATGTCAAAAATAAAAAAGGAAATGTACAAAAAGTATCTTTTGGAGGTACAACAGGATTAAATGTTAAGATAGATGAACCTGGAGCAAGATCATCCTTTGCAGCACGTCATAAATGTGCAACTAAGAAGGATAAAACAAAACCGGGGTACTGGGCATGTAATATCGGACGCTACTGGAAGTCATTAGGAGGATCAAGAAACTTTAGTGGATACTGGTAGACCGTACATAGAAGAAGGAGAAGTAAGAACATTTACAGATAATGTAGATGAGAAAGAACTAGTATGGCATAGAGACTATGAAGACCGTATAATAGAACC